CGCAAGATTTAACTAATGCTATTGATGAATTCATTTCCGAAACAGGCGTAGATATAGAAGGAAGAATTGCGCATTATTCAACTGTGTTAAAAGTATATTTTCAAACAGAAGAATCGCGCCAAGAATTTTTCAATTTAATTGAATACAAAAACGAAGGAAAAACACAATCATCAATTCGTTATCCTAAAACTTTTATAAGAGAAACAGCAGAACAATGGAAAGGATAAATTCGCCACTTACTTTTCCTGTGTATATCAATACGCGTGGCAGACCCAAAACTCAATTAACTGCTAATGCGTTACTAAAATTAGGGATAATTCCTACACTTGTAGTTGAAAAAGCCGAAGAAGAAATATACAAAATTCATAACCCCGAATGCAATGTAGTTGCTTGGCCGCAAAGATACTTTGATGATTATGAAAAAACGCCTGAATTAGACCCACACCCCACAACAGGCGTAGGGCATAACTTTGCTTGGGACCATTCACGCGATTTAGGTTTTACACATCATTGGATTATGGACGACAATATACGCGCGTTTTATGTATGGAATAAAGGAAGGAGAGCATACGTCGCTAATCCTAAAGCGTTACTTTGGCACGAAGATTTTATGCTTAAATATGAAAACCTTGCTGGTATTAGTTTAGGTATGGCGTTTACTATGAAATCAAAACCAATAGGGCTTAATACACGTTTGTATTGTGCGGTGTTGTATCGAAATGATTTAAACAAATACGGTATAACGTATCGTAGAGGATTAAACGATGACACGATTGTTAGTCTTGACATATTGAAAACTGGTTATTGGTGTACTGCGGAAAGTCATATTGTTGGTATTATCAAAACAAACACCAGCAGAAAAGTTAGATTAGATGGTGGAATGACAGACTTTTATGCGCAAGGTGGTTTCATTAAAAAGTCTGCTGAACTTGTACGCCTTCACCCTGATTGTGCTAAAACTGTAGTGAAGTTTAACCGAGTTCATCACGTTGTAGATTTTTCAAAATTTAAACAACAATTAATACCAGTAAAAAAAGAAACTGTTAGTGAATACATAGGGAGTGAATAAATGGCTAATTCAAAAAAAGGAAAACATTTAGACCCTGATACGTTAGAAAAAGAAGCACGTGTGTTATCGCTTCGCAGGTTAGGTGTAACGTTTGACCATATCGCACAACAACTTGGATACGCAAGCGGAAGCGGTGCATATAACGCTTATCGCCGTGCGTGTTTAAAAATTATTTATGAAGAAGTTGAAGAAACGCGCAAGATGGAAATGGATAGGCTAGACAACGCTCAAATGAGAATTATGCAAGCGGTTAATCAAGGGGATATACCAGCAATAAATACGTTGTTACGCATTATGGATAGACGAGCAAAATTGCTTGGCTTAGATATGCCAGTCAAATCACAAGTGGAGGTAACCACGTATGACACAGGAACTATTGATTCAGAAGTCGCAAGACTTATCAGATTACTTGGCTCAACGGACAGCGAGACGCGTTCTTTGGACGCACCACCTAGCACGTCCTGAACAGTTACCTGATGATGAAGCAGAGTGGAATACATTTGCTTTGTTAGCAGGGAGAGGATTTGGTAAAACTCGTACTGCCGCAGAATGGATTTGTTGGCAAGCAATTAGATTTCCAAAGACACGTTGGGCTATTGCCGCACCGACTCACGCTGACGCTAGAGATACGTGCGTAGAAGGTGAGTCTGGCGTATTAAATATCTTGCGTGAGTATGGCGTATTAAAAGATTACAACCGTTCTATTTCTGAAATCTTTCTTGATAACGGTAGCCGTATGAAATTATTTTCTGGTGAAGAACCAGATAGATTTCGTGGACCACAATTTCACGGCGGTTGGTTTGATGAGTTAGCGGCATTTAAATATCCCGAAGCGTGGGACCAATATAAGTTTGGTTTGCGTTTAGGTACGCACCCTAGAACTATTGTTACAACTACGCCTAGACCAACTAAGTTGATTAAAGATTTAATAGCAGATGAAACCGTAAAGATTGTTCGTGGTTCAACTTTTGATAACGCTAAGAATCTTGCGCCGTCTGCGCTTGCTGACTTGAAATTTAAATATGACAGCACAAGGTTAGGTCGTCAAGAACTTTACGGTGAAATACTTGACGTTGTTGAAGGCGCGCTGTGGACAAGAGAGTTAATTGAAAATGCTCGCGCTAAAACTGCGCCACCATTAGTACGTATTGTTATAGGTGTTGACCCTGCTGTAACAAGTGGAGAGACAAGCGACTTAACTGGAATAGTGGCGGCAGGTATAGACGCTTCTGGTCATTACTACATACTTGATGATAAATCGTTACGCGCTAGTCCTGATACGTGGGCGCGTGTAGCAGTTAATCTTTATCAAGACCGTAACGCTGATAAGATAGTTGCTGAAACAAATAACGGTGGCGATATGGTCATAATACTAATGAGACAAGTTGACCCATCTATAAGCGTTATGAAAGTAACAGCAACAAGAGGAAAACAATTACGCGCTGAGCCAATATCTTCTTTATACGAACAAGGCAGAGTTCATCACATAGGTTATTTTGCTGAACTAGAAACGCAGATGTGCGAATGGACTCCATTAGATAAGCAATCACCTGACAGGCTAGACGCTTTAGTATGGGCGTTAACAGAACTTAATACTGGTGGTGCCAGTATGATTGCTTTGGCTGGTATGTCTATAATATGCGGTAAGTGCGGTATGCCTTCACCACGAACAGCAACTATATGTTTTAATTGTGCCGCGCAACTGAAAGGTTAATAATGAAAATCGCTATTAAAGGAATTGTTGTTCAACCTAAAGGTGGCGCGTCTATTCAAACTATTTACAATATCGGAGATACAGGTCCAGGTGGCGGAAAAGTTATTTATGACGCTGGTTCTATTTTATCGTGGGGCAGATATATTGAAGTAGCACCTGATACTTGGTCAGGTGGAATAGACCAAATGGACTTCAAGTTTGGTATAAGTTCTTCTATATCTGGAACTTTAAGCAGTATTGGAACAGCCGTTACAAATACTGACCTTTTAATTGCTCAAAGTAGTAGTACTCTTTATATTGGTAAAAGCGCAAGAAATTATACAGGTGGTGGTAAAACTAATTGGCAAGCACCATCACCAGGTGATTTGAATCAATGCTGGCTTAACGTAGCGCAAATGGGTACTTTGAACTCTTTTAGTTATGCTTATTGGTCGTCACAAGAATATGCCGCTAATAGTGCTTTTGGCAATTCACAAACTATGACTAACGGACAGGTAAACATCACATTCAAAGGTCAAACAACATATATGCGTCCTGTTCGTTATTTTACTAATTCAAGTAACTAAAGGAAATACAAATGCCAGGTTTTTACAAAAATGATAACGGCTCACTTCTTTGGTCTGCTGATAGAGTCATCAATGACAACTTTCAACTATGGATAGATTTGAAAGACACTTACGTCTATCCCGTAGAAGGCTGGATATGGGCTGATAGTGAAGCGGAAGCACGTGTTATATTGAACTTGCCGTTGCCAGTTGAAAGCACCGAGCAAGAATAATATGAAAACCGTTATCAAAAGTATTATTGTTCAACCTAAGGGTAGTTCTGTAACCTCACCCAGTAGCGTTGATTATCTTGTTGTTGCTGGTGGCGGTGGTGGTGGTGCGTATGGTGGCGGTGGTGGTGCAGGTGGATTTAGGACATCAACAGGGTTTGCAATTTCGGGTTCATTTACTGTAACTGTTGGCGCTGGTGGTGCTGGTGGTCTTGCCAACCCATCAAGCCAATCAGGTAGTTATGGTGTCGATTCTGTATTTTCTAGTATTACATCAACGCGTGGCGGTTATGGTTCTGCTCTGGCTCCAGGTGCTGGTGGTGCAGGCGGTTCTGGCGGTGGCGGTGGCGGTTATTATTCTAATCCTGGTGGCGCAGGTAACACTCCTGCAACTTCTCCTTCTCAGGGAAACAATGGCGGTCAAGGTACTGGTGCTGGTAATGGTTCTAGAACTGCTGGCGGTGGTGGTGGAGCAAGTGCAAATGGGCAAGGTGGTTATAGTAGTATTGGTGGTCCAGGCGGTACGGGTACATCTAATTCATATTCTGGTAGCGCCGTTACTTATGCTACTGGTGGTACTGGTGGTTCATCGAGTTATGCAGGTGCTTCTGGTGGAGGCGTTAACACGGGTGGTGGTGGTGGCGGTGGACAAAATAGTGGTAACGGTAGTGCTGGCAGTTCAGGAATTGTGATTATTACGTATGCCAATACATTTGCCGATTTCACTTCTATTGACGTAGGGCTGACTTATACAAAAACAACCTCAGGCGGTAATACAATTTATCAATTTACAGCAGGAACGGGAACGGTGACAATCTAATGGCACATTACGCATTTTTAGATAAAAATAATATTGTAACGGAAGTTATCCCAGGTAAAGATGAAAATGAATTACTCGATGGATTAACGCCTGAGCAATGGTATGGCAATTACAGAGGTCAAACTTGTATCCGTACAAGTTACAACGGCAACATTAGAAAGAATTTTGCTGGTGAAGGAATGGTTTATGACCCTATTAGAGACGCTTTTTATTCACAGGAACCCGAAGGCAATATAGGGTTTAATGAAGAAACTTGTCAATGGATAATGCCAATATCAGACATTGAATTGTAAGCGCCAATCAAGAATAACCACTATCATTACCGTAACGCTGAACCAAAAGAGCGACAGGAGAAGTAAATGGGTTTGTTAGATAATTTTGCTAAAAGAGTAGCAAATGAAATTGTTAAATCTCCAAACCTACCTGTAGGTGCAGTTACTATGACTGAAACGCAAATGCGTAGTGGTTCTAATAACAATACAACTTACAATCAAAGTATTGGATTACCACGTAACCCTATTACGACATCTGTTCCATTTTCTCCTGGTATTCCTATTATTCCTGGCGCTATCAATCCGCCTAATCCAGTAACAGGACGACCAGAACCAAGACGTTATGAATTTCAAGTTGCACAAAACATTAATGTTACTGAAACCAGATTAGTACCGTTTCAAACTTTACGTGCTGCCGCAGACCAAATTGATATTTTACGTAGATGTATTGAAGTGTTAAAATCAAAAGTTACTTCTCTTGATTGGGATATTGTTTTAGCAGAGGACGCGTCAGAAAAACTTATTGCTGAAATTGGCGGCAATCAAATACGTGCCGCGCAATCGGCAAGAGAACAATTCAGCGATGAAATTTCTCGCGCACGTCAATTTTGGGAAACGCCAGATAAATCTAACGGACTCGTGTTTGCTGATTGGTTAAACATAGCATTAGAAGAAGTACTTGTACTTGACGCGTGGGCTGTCTGGCCGCAAACAAGTGTCGGTGGAGATTTATTAGCATTACAAATTCTTGATGGCGCAACTATTAAACCTTTGATTGATGAAAGAGGTATGCGACCATCACCACCGTATCCTGCTTATCAACAAATACTTTATGGATTCCCACGTTCGGAATTTTCTGCTGCAACTGAAACAGAAGAAGCAGATGGCGAGTTCAGTACAGATGAACTTAGTTATATGATAAAAAATCGTAGGACTATGACTCTATATGGTTATTCACCTACAGAACGCGCATTAGCGGTAGCAGATATTTATTTACGCAGACAACAATGGATTCGTGCTGAATATACAGATGGCGTAACTCCTGAACTAATGATGAAAACTGACGCTAATTTTGGTAATAACCCAGACTTGTTACGCGCTTATGAAAATATATTTAATAATGATTTAGCAGGGCAAACAGAACAACGCAAACGTGTTCGCCTTCTTCCTGTAGGTATGGAACCAATTCAATTTGACGGTTATGCAGAAAGATTTAAAGATGTATTAGATGATTATTTAGTTAACTCTATTTGCGGTCACTTTGGGGTTATGCCTTCTGAAATTGGCTTTACTCCTAAAAGTGGATTAGGTGGCGCAGGACATCAACAAGGACAAGCGCAATCAGGTGAAATAATTGGTTCGTTACCATTATCTAATTGGGTTGGACGTATGCTTACAAATCTTTCGTATGTATTTCTTGGTATGCCACGCGAACTTGAATTTAAGTTTATGCCAAGTGGACGACAAGATTCAGAATCAATAGCACGTACAAACGACATAGAAGTTAAAAATGGCGCTATAACAATTAATGAAATGCGTTCTATGGCTGGACGTTCTCTTATTGATTCTGAACAAGCAGATATGCCAATTATGGTATTAGGCAACGGTGCTTATTTCATTACAGAAGAAGGGGCGCAACCTTTTGACACCTTTAATAACCTTAATGAACTACAACCTTCTGTTAACGGTAACGAAATAGAAGAACCAGAAATAATAGATAATCCAAAAGAAGAAATTAATGACGCAGTAAAAGCGCAAGATGAAATTAAAAGGTTTTTACGTTGGATTAAAAAATCACCAGACCGTCAATTTAACTTTCAATCAGTTCCAGTTGTTTATTCAGAAGTGTTAAATAAATTTATATCTGTCAAAGATTACGACAGCGCACGTTGGTATGCCGAACGCTATCTGGCGTAACAAATGAATAAGTTACAAAGACAACAACAAGGAACAAAGATTCGACTATCTGTTAAATATAGCGACCCTATCCGTCAGGCTTTAATTAATTCTGTTGATGTTAAACAAATAGTTGAAGATTTTATTATTTCTTTTCAAACGGTAGAAGTAACACCCCAACAAGCACGTACTTGGGCGTTCTTACATATACAACCTAAAACAAATGATTTAGATAAAATAATAAAAAGATTACACGCAGAAAGTTATATTCTTGGAGATGATATTGCTTTATCTGCGATTGCTAAAGTAGTAATAAATAAAGCGCCTACATTAAAAGATTTTCAACGTGCGCAAGGAATTAATTGGGATACGTGGAAACCTGGTAATCGTGCCGCAAGCGCTTTACTTAAACCGCCTAATGGATTAAAGAAGTTAATGACTTCACGTAACGTAACGATTAAAGGAATTAGTAAAACTACAGTTGACCGTATTGGTACGCAACTTGCTTATGCGTTACAACACGGTTTATCGCCTAGTTCAACTACGTTAGCAATTATGGATTTACTTGGTAAACCAAGTCCAGAACGCACGGCATATTTAGTTCAGCAAGGATATAAAGAAATTGATGTTATGCTTCGTGACCCTGAACGTGCTTTAATGATTGCTCAAACAGAAATGTCAAGAGCAGTCAGCGTTGCGTCGCGCGAAATGTATCAAGATACTGGCGTAGAGTTGGTAGAGTGGCTTACTGCTGACCCTTGTGATGAGTGTCAAGAAAATGAAGATGTTTCGCCTATCGGTATTGATGAAACATTTCCAAGTGGAGATACCGAACCACCTGCTCACCCAAATTGCGCTTGCGCTCTTTCGCCATACACGATAGATACTCGCGGTTTGGGTGAAGAAGCGTTATCATTATTGTTAAATGAATAAGGAGAATTAAATGGCATTTGTTCAAGTAAATCCAGGTGCGTTAGGAACGTCAATAGGTTTGATATTTCAATTACCTGCTGGATTACCATTAACCGTAGTTACGGTTGGTAATAACACAGCCGCAGCAGTTATTTTTGTTGGCGGTGCTTCTGTTGGTTCTTCTGGTTCAACACAAGGAGTTCAAATTGCTGCAAAAGCGTCTGTTTCTTTAACGTTAAATGCTGGCGATAAACTTTATGCTATTAGCACTACTTCATTAGTAGCAGGAGATATTTCTGTTATTTATTCAGGAATTTAATTATTAAAATGTTATTAACACTTACAGCAAAGGACTCTAATGGCTAACACAACTTTCGCAACTTCATATGCAGCAATCGTAAAACAAGAAAAACAACTTGACGGAACGCTTCTTGTTTATGGTAAAGCGACAGATGACGCTATTGATAGCGATAACCAAATATGCGATTCTAATTGGTTAAGTAAGGCTATGCCAGAATGGTTTAAATCGGGCGGTAATATCCGCGAACAACATTCAAATATTGCCGCAGGAGTAGCAAAAGAGTTAGATTCAAAATCTGACGGACATTACATTTCTGCGTTAGTAGTGGACCCTACTTCTATAAAGAAAGTTGAAACAGGAGTATTAAAAGGATTTTCTATTGGGATTCGTGGCGCGCGCGTACAACGTGACGACAAGGCTCTTGGTGGAAGAATTATTGATGGACAAATTGTTGAAGTATCTTTAGTTGACCGACCTGCCAACCCAAACGCCAAATTAATGTTGGCTAAATCAGATGGAACGGAAGTAATCCAAGTGGAAGAACTTATTGAACAAGAAGAAACTACCGTTGCTGAAGAAGTAGTGGCAGAAGAAGTAGTAACAGAAGTTAAAGTTGAAGAAACCATTGTTGAAGAAGTTGTACCAGAAGTGGTACAAGAAGTTATTGAAAATGTCTCCGAAGAAGTTACAGAGGAAGTTGCAGAAGGCGCAGAGAAGTCTGTAACTACTATTGAAGAAACAGCAACAGAAAAATCAACTATCACGCCACTACCTACTATCGAACGTGTAGGTAGTGTTGATGAAGAAGATATTTTTGAATCATCAGATTCAAATAAGTCTGCTCTAACTGATGTTACTATTAGTGACATTATTGAAAAAGCCGTAAAGAGTGCGATTGATGTGATTCGTAGCGAGGTTGAAATTTTGAAATCAGCAAAAGAGGCTGATATGGAAATTATCAATAAACTTGAATCAGAATTAGCAACGGCAAAATCCAAAGCAGTAAGCGGTGGACCAAAGCGCACGGCATTACAACCTTCTAATAACGGTATTAATGAACTTGTTAATAAAGCCGCAGAATATCGTGCTAAAGCCAACGCAACAACAGACCCAATCTTGTCAAAAGGTTGGAAAGAAATGGCGCAGGATTTTGAATCCAAAGCCAACGAATTATTAATCAAATAACCTCTTTACGAAAGGAACAAACCTAATGGCGCTTAATGCACCTAAGGCAAGTGACTTGTTTAGTGACGCGGTATCCGCAAAGGATTCTGCTACACGTATGGACGAATTCACTTCCGAATTAAATAAATCAGTAAACAATGCTGTATCTGACCCAAATTCTATTATGTCAATTAAAGCAGGACAATCCACATTTGCGGAAGCAAGTGGAAGTTCTGTTGCTCTTATGGAACGTCTTGCAACAAACAAGTCACTCACGCCAGACGCATTAGCAGGATTAAATAACGCTCTTGCTTCTCAACGTATGGCTATGTCTGATATCCAAAAAGATGTGACACTTACATCTCCACTTTCAACTTCTTTTGCTGCTTTCGATTTGGAAGCACCAGCAAAGTTGCTTACACCACGTCCAACCCCACTTCGTAACAAAATTCCTCGCAACAAAGGAGTGGGTACTTCTCACCGTGTAAAGCGCATTACTGGTTACACAGGTACAGGTACAGGCAGTAACGCAAACATCTGGCCAGGAATTACAGAATCAACAACCACTTCATTTGGTTCAATTTCATACGAACGTGGCGCAAAGATTACTTATACTGCTGATGATTTAATCCTGCCTTACAACTCATACTCACTATCAGATAGCGTTTCATTTGACGCTAACTTCTCTGGTATGGGATATCAAGATTTGCGTCAACTATCTTCAACTTCAACACTTTACGCAACAATGTTGATGGAAGAAAGAATGATGTTAATGGCTCGTGGAACTGCTTCGGGATATGCTGGTGCGCTTGCTGCTCCTACATTTACTCTTTCAGCACCAGCCACAGGTACAGGACAGACTTCACTTGCAGCAACAACTTATTATGTTTATGTAACAACTGACGCTGGTGTTTCAACTAACGGTTTTGGTGAGTCAATCGCTTCTTCCGTAGTTTCTCAGGTTGTTGGTTCTACAGCAGTTCTTCTTGTTACTATTACAGCCGTTACTGGCGCACTTGGTTATAACATTTATGTTGGTACTACAACTGGTCTTGCTAACTGCAAATATCAAGGTCGTACTACAGGCTTGACATTTACAGTTCAAGGTGCCGCTTCAACCGTGACTACTGGTAATACAGCACCATTAACTACTACTGGTGCCGCCGCAACTCGCGCTACAGCAGATACTTCTGCTTATGCAACAGGTTACGACGGAATCCTTGCAACTGTTCTTGGTTCTTCTACTGGTTATAACAACCGTATTAACTCAACTTTTTCAACTTCAAATCCTGGCGCTGAATTCCAAACTGCATTTAGCGCTATGTTTGACGCTGTTAAGGCTGACCCAGATGAAGTTTTCCTTAACGGTTCAGACCGCAAGCAACTCTCAGACGCAATCAAGAGTGGTTCTACTGCTAACTATCGTTTGAATCTACAACAAGATAACGTCGGCAATTATATTGGTGGCGCTGTTATGGGTGGACTTCATAACGAAATTACAGGAAAACTTGTGAACCTTACAGTTCACCCTTGGTTACCACAAGGCGTTGCACCAATTCTTTCCTATTCGTTGCCAATTCCTGATACTCAGGTATCAGATGTTTGGGCTAACTTTATGGTTCAGGATTATATGGGTATTCAATGGCCAGTTAACCAATTCGCTTATGAGTTCTCAACTTACTTCCGAGGAACATTCTTCTGTACTGCACCTGCTTGGAATGGCGCAGTATCGGGAATTACATCAGCCTGATGTGTTTAGAGTGCGGTTGTCAACAACCACAAAATAATCACGGGCGTAATGATGTTTCAACTGCTGTAATGATTACACCAGACGAAACACCCTGCTAAATCAATTTACGAAAGGTGGCGTGTCATATAACGGGCGCGCCACCTTTATAAATTAAAAGGAAGAAGCAAATGACAAGATTAGTAGCAAGTGATAAAGGCGTTCGTGGTATAGATGTGCAAACTCCAAACGGAACACATTCTTATAATACAGACCGTAAAGGTATTATTAATGTAGAAAATCCTAAGCACGTAGCACAAATGAAATCAGAAGGTTTTTTTGAAGCGTCGTTAATGGGTCCAACTACAAATGGTTCAGTTATTGGATACACTTGTATTGAATGTGGGTTTGGTAGTTTCTTTCGCAAATGTGGGCGTTGCGGTACAGAAAACAAAGACACGTTACGAGATGGAGAAATTTAAATGACAACTGGTATTGCACCTACTACATCTTTTAATGAACTTTCTTATCTAACAGTTGCAGAATATAAAAATGCTCCAACGGCGATTGACATTGATAATTTAGTTGTAGGTGGTAATAGTAACGCGCAAGACGCAGAATTAAAAAACGTTATTGCTCGCGCTTCTTCTTTTATGGACGAATACTTAAATCAAAATCTTAATGCGCAAACTGTAATTGAAACTCAACGAACAAGATTTACGCCAGAAGGTTTTATAGCGTTACACCCTAATAATGACCCAATTATTTCTTTACAATCTTTTCAATACGGTTCTACACCTAACAATCTTGTAACGTTAACAGATTGTTCTACAGTATGGTTTGAAAACCAACAAATCATTATTCCTGTATCACAGATGTCAACCTCTTATAGTACTCAGGGACCATTATCTTTTGGTGGGGGTGGCAGTTCTCGTAATCAAATTTTTGTTGAATACACATATACAGCAGGATACGTTAACAATTTAATTTCTAGTGCTACCGCTACACAAAGTACTATGACAGTTCAAGACGGAACTGGAATTGTTGCTGGTATGAAAATGAAAATTTATGATGGTGCTAGTAGTGAAAATGTTACAGTTGCTTCTTCTTATACTTATGGCTCAACTACCGTTCCCTTAGCCTCTGCGCTGTCATACAGCCACGTAAGCGGTATAGCCTTTGGTAATTTACCTAATGCAATTAAACAGGCTTGTATCCTTGTTACAACGGCTTTAATCAAGGTACGTGGTGATAGTTCTA